CGATAATAAAATCTTTGGAACGGTTGGGATTCTTACCGCCAACACGCTGGCCGCCCTGGGGAGCACGATAGCCCGAAACATCATCCGCTCGACCGGGAAGCCCATCAATGATGTGTCCGGGAAATATCAGGTTGTCGATAACCGTATGATGACCGACATCAACATCGGGACCACGACCGACGGGTATACGTTCACGCTGAATCTGGCGAGTGGTAATCGGCTGACGGGGTTGAATGGTGTAGCCGCAACGGTCCCGTTTGAAGTGACCGCCGAGTAATCAAAGACGAAGACATGTCAACAAGGGCCGTTGGGATTCGATTCCGCGGCCCTTTTCTTTTGGAGGATGACAAATGGCCGGATCGTGGAGTAGCGCGGTAAAAAATGAAGTACCCGCACAGGAATTTTCCCCGTTCAAAACAATCGAATGGGCCTTCACCGCGTCCGCCAACGATGGAGTGGTTCCCGATCTGGTGATACCCGCCGCCGATTTGTACTGGATGGCTGGGAAATCGTTTTACATGGCCGAGATTATACCGGGGGCGGTATCTCCTACCGCGCTTTACGATATTTCGATCCACGACGTGAGTGGGGATATTTTCGAGGATGCCCTGAAAGACCTTTCCGCGACATTGCGCGAACGGCGAAGACCGTTTGTGAATGGCAAGGAGGATGTCTTCCCCTACGACGGCCGGGCGCTGACGATCAAGGTGTCCGGAAATTCCGTCCACTCCGCGACCGGGACCCTTCGCCTGTTCATGTGGAGATAGACATGAAAAAAACCATTTGCTTTGCGCTTATCCTCGGGATGGTTTTGGTTGGTACCTGTCTTTGGGCCGGACCTCCTTCGGCCCCATCTTTGTGGCAACGAATAGCCACGGGAGCCACGGTACTGAAGAACGCGGCAGGAACCACGATTTTTTCCGTTGATACTACGGGGAATGTGCTGATTAGCGGAACGGCGGTTTTGGGACCTTCCATTACAGATACAGCAACGGAACGGGTGGTGTTAGAGCAAACCTTGACGGATTCGCTCGGGTTGAATGTGGTAGCCTATGCGATCACGGTGCAAGCATCCTCAGTGACCAACCCGTCAGCCAGCGCTATTGTGCGAGAGTATCGCACCGTGGCCGGGACCCCGGGATTATGGCGATCGAACAAAATTTATGCCGCCGCGCCAACGGGATCCGAGTCCCCCATCCAAGGGTGCACCGTGTTCGCCGATCGCGTCACATGGGATCCCCTCGGCAAGGGTAGTGGTGGAGCGTATCAGGTGATGTATTTGGGGGAAACATCGGGATGGGGCGCGCTGACTGGACAATTTGATTAATAGGAATGTTAAATGCTAAGAATACACTGGATACTGATTCTTCTAATTATATTTTTTTGTCATTCCCACGCTGCCGCAGCAACGAAATATGTCAACGGAAGTGGGGACGCGTGGAATGGAGTGGGCTATCTCGGTTCCAATAATGCCTGTACCGAAACCGGAGGTTATGGAGCCGGGTCCGATTCGAACGCCGGGACTTGCGCCAGTCCGTGGGCCACGCTGACCTACGCCGCCGCTCACATTGCCTCATCGGACACAGTCTATGTCGTTCCCGGAACCTACACTGAAAACCACGCAACACAACATTGTTGGTATATCAACCAAAAGGGAACATGGAGGGGCGACGGGGTTTTTGGTTCCGTAATCGTTCATGCGGATTCGGCCGCTTCACGCGTGGCGTATGTAAGCAACAACGCCAATGGTTCGATAATTGATAATTTCGTCTTCGACGCGCAAGGCGCAGCCAATATCAGCAATCCAGTTTTGAGCTTAGCATGGAATAATGGAACCGTAACAAATTGCATTGTTAAAAATCCGAGAACAACCGGCGTGCCAAGATTGATTGACACCGACAGTTACGCGCTTACGAGTTTGATTCTCACACATAATCTATTTGATACCACCAACGGGACCAACGGGACTAACGCGACTTGCGTTCGAATAGGATCAACAACAAACGCGGAAATAACCGTTAACTACAATATATTTAGGTCGAAATCACCTGCTACTTATATGCTTTTGATTGGAGTTGATGGAACCGATTCAAACAGTACCCATCTAAATGGCGCTCAAGTAATTGGTAATTTATTTTTTGGGCCTTTGTATTACGACATTGGTATAAAAGGCGCTACCATTCACGGCATGGAAGTAGGAGATAACGCCAACGCAACTATAGCCAAAAACTACTTCAACGGGGTCCCATATGGAATAGTCTTAAAAACACCTGCTCTTACGTATACTACAGGTGGAGTTTTTGAAAATATATTAATTAACTGCGGAGTTGGTACAGCACAAGCCGGAATTTATGCCAAAGGGACACAAAACGTACGAGTGTTCAATAATGTAATATGGTCTGATCCAGCAATATTCAACTCATCGACGCTCTTCGCTGGCATAGAGGCCGACGTGAATGCAACGGGGCAATTTGCCACAGGCCTTAATATAAAAAATAATATCGTTGTGGGGCCATTTTTCAGACCTGTATTCGTGGGCGCCGATTCCTCCGCTAACTTTTCGGCGTCAAATAATCTAATTTTTCGAGGAGATTCGGGCACCATTATCGCCGGTATCTCCGGGACCACAAAGATTTGGTCTGAGTGGATTGCGGATTATGATGCGAAGGGCGTTAATTCTGATCCACTTTTCGTTTTAGGAGGCTCGGATTTCCACCTTTTGCCAAATTCACCGGCCGTCAGGACAGGTACGCTTACAGGCGAGGTAGGTTTTTCGGGATATCATACTGATTATTTCGGAACGATTATTTTTAATCAACCTTACGATATTCTCAATATGGGTGTTTCGCAGGCACTATCTGGATCGACCATAAGGCCTATAGGGAAAATTTTAAAAGGTCGACTGGGAACAGATTTCTAAGAAAGGGGACCCCATGGAAATGTTCACCGGAGCGGACATACCGCAACCCGAACTCCCGAATCAGGCGCCGTCGTCGACCAACGCCGCGACCAATGCCGCGGACGCCGAACGAATTCGAAGACTGAAGGCGCTCGGGAAGCAAAACAGCATTTTCGCCGGGGACCTCTCACCCGCGTTCGGTGGCGCGAAAACATTCGGAGGGTGAAATGGCGAGCCAGGTTGACGTGTGCAATGGGTCTTTGGGACTGCTGGGTCTGGCTCCTATAACGTCCATTGACGACCTGGACACCAAAGCGGTGCGGTGCAGGCAGTTTTGGACGTCGACGGTGGAGGCCCTCCTTCGGACTCATGTATGGAATTTCGCGACCTGGCGGGATGTACTGTCGCGGCCGGCCGAAGTTCCGGCGTTCGGTTACGCATATTACTATCTGAGGCCGTCGGATTGTCTATACCTGGTCGCGGTTGCGCGGGACCTCGAAGGATGTCTCTCGGATAGCCTGCCGCAAATCCGTTATGCGTATGAAGGAGGCATGATCCTGAGCGATGAGGAAACCCTGTATTGCCTCTACGTTCGCCGGATCGTGGAAACCGGGAGGTGGGATTCCCTGTTTTACAATCAGCTGGCCGTTGGTACCGCCCAGACAGTCACCGGTCTGACCGGCACTGCATGCGGAATCTACGCCTCAAGCGTTGCCGATACCTTTGATAATTTCAATGTGAATCCGATCGGGACCGCCGGGGAGCACGTGGCACTCGATAGCTTGATAGGAGACTGAGGATGAAGGCGATCTTTGAGACAGCACTTGTGGACGGTGCCCCCGTGCTTCCACCTTTTGAATCGGATGACGGTTACCAACTCTACTTTCACGATGCCGGAGGAATTCTTCATGGAGGATATTCGATGATTGGCGAACCGGAGGATGGGAAAGTTCGGGTCCAAGTCGAGGCGTCGGCCGAAACCATCGCGCGGATGAAAGCAGACCCCAGGTTCGAATGGATCGAGGATGTGGAAGAGTAGCCGTGGGAAAAGGAAAAACTCTTGAAACTTAAACTCAAAACACCTCCGGCGGTTGAACCGGTTTCCTTGGCCGAAGTGCTTCATCAGCTTCGCCTAGACGTGACGACTCCCGAGCTCTCGTCTGGAACACTGGCAATCGGAACGTGGTATCTCATAACCGCCACCGGGACGAATGCCTTCTACACCGGGTGCGCTGTCGGTGACACGTTCAAGGCGACGGACACAACGCCACTCACGGCCTCGAACAAGGTCCGCGAAATCTATGAGGGTGCCTATCTCAATTCGCTGGTCAAGGCCGCGCGTGAGTACGTAGAGAATCTATGCGGCCCACTAATCACGCAATCCTGGTACCAGTATGAGGACGGATGGCCATGCTCGGAATTCAAATAGGGAAGCCGCGTCTTATTTCCGTGGTGTCGGTGAAATATACCGAGGATGGAGAAGCGGCGGCAACATTCGCGGCGACAAATTATACAGTTGACATGATTGATGAGCAAAACCCGAAGATCGTTTTGAACAGCGGCGCGACTTGGCCGAATGTGACGCTTGAGCCGGTCAATCCGATAGAGGTTGAATTTACATGCGGCTATGGTCCGGCTGCTTCGGATGTTCCTGAGCCGATCCGGCTGGCAATACTTCTTCTCGTCTCGAATTGGTATGAATCCAGATTGCCAGTTTTCACCGGAACCGGGACGCCGGTGCAGGTTCCTTTCGCGGTTGATGCTCTGCTCGTCAATTATCGGACGTGGGGGTTTTAATGGGTTGGTCCAAAGACATGCCCCCAAAAACGGGTTTCTATTGGTTGAAAGCGGGGGAACTTGCTCCGGCGGTGGTTTTGGTAGATTTCCAAAACAGTCCCTTTAAGGGCATCCCCGTTATTTTAGAGACGGGGTCGGAGCTTCGAAATTATTCAGGGGGAGGTGATTGGTTTTTGGAAAAACATATGAATATTTCAGCATTATGGTATGGGCCCCTTGAGATCCCATTGGATGATGTATGAATCCCGCTGACCTAAAACACCGAATCACGATCCAAGCCAAAACAGAAACCGCCGACGGTTTGGGCGGGTTCACCACGTCCTGGACAACTTTCGCCGGACCTTTGTGGGCGGCCGTTTGGCCCACGTCGGCCAAGGAAATAATCCAGAACCAGCAACTTTCCGGACAAGTTTCGCACCGTGTGCGTATCCGCTATGTCGCCGGGGTGACATCGGACATGCGGATCTTGTTCGGCTCAAGGATATTCAACATTCTTTCGGAGATCAACCCCGAGGAGCGGTGCGAAATGCTGGATCTTGTTTGCATGGAGGTCGTGTGATGGCCGAACTGAACTGGTTCAGCAAGGAGCTTTTGGTCCACGTCGAAGTAACCGCCCGTAAAAATATCAGCAAGGGCCTCCAACTTATCAAGGCATCGGCAAAGGCTAAATGTCCCGTTGGAGTGGAGGAAAAAGAAATAGCCAAAACGGGCAAGAACGCTGGAAAGCCATGGACATCCCGCAAACCTGGGACATTGAAAAAATCCATCAGGACTAGGATGAGCAAAAAGAAGCTTTCCGGTCAGGTGATAGCGGGCGGAAGATCCTCGTCTGATCTTACCGCCTATTATGCCCATATTGTCGAGCGTGGTAGTAGCAAAACTCCCGCGCGGCCCTTCATGCGGCCGGCGCTTGAGGAGAATTTTGAAACTGTCATGGCCGGTTTTACGGATACGCTGAAATGATGGTGAGCATAATAATACCGGTAAT